TAAATCCGGATTGAAGAAAGTCATTAATGATAAAGAATGTCCAATAGTAATCTGGTGTTCTATACAACTTTTGTGAAACGATATCAGGCCTTTCTCCTTCTTGTATATTATAATAGAGATAGGTCGTAAAATCATCAGATCTTATAGTATCTACGTCAACATGACGATAGATATCGACTCGCTCAGTGAAGTCGTTTGTTTCTTGAAGATCGTATTGTATCTTTGGAAATTGTTGAAAAAATGCCATTATTCTACAGATGTTTCTTTAGGTAAGGTAATGTTTCCAGTGGTGTTTTGTGGAACGCCATTCTCGTCAATTCCTCGATTAGCACCGACAGTATCAGCTTCGAGATCATCGATGTCCGTTCTTGTAAGTACCCGTGTTTCCTGATAAGATACACTGATATCCACTTCAAGCGGAGCCCCATCATCATGAAACATATTTGTTGTTGAGTTAATACTTGATTCAACCGAGACCAAATAGCACGAGTAAATTTTTGGTATGAATCTATTCTCATTTACATTTCCATCAAGGAAACGAATAGTCCATGTTGGAGGAAAGGCCAATAAAAGACTTTGTGCATCTGATCGAGAATCTGCGTATGTAAATGCTCTAAATTTGGAATGAATCTTTCTTACTATTTCGGATTCTTCGGGCGATCTCGCAATTAACTTAAATCCAAAGGTAAAGGAACGTATTGCGTTTCCACTAAATGTGGTATTTGTGTTTGGATTTAAAAGAGCTCTACCTTTCAACCTTGCCGCTCCTTTTATTGCATCTGGGGCTGGTAATGATTGGGCCGCGGCAGATATAATTTCTGCATTTGAGAAACTTGCGTTGGCCCCACCAATTTGACTCTTTATGCTTTCGGCTATTTTACTTGGACTAAAACTACCTTCTTGCACAATCTTTGATAATCCTCCTCCTATCACTCCAAGATCGACTGTGTTGTAAGTCGCAGAGTCATTAAACGTAATATTTGCCGGACATGGAAAAAAGATATGATGTTGTTTAACTCCACTAGTCCCTTTCTCATGAGCGGTAAATTCAATGATATTGACATTTGGTTGACCTCGAAGATCAACGGGGAAAACTAAAGCACTTGTGTCTTTTGATGTTATATATGAAGGTAAGTTTGAAGTATTGCCCGGCAGATTATTTCCTATACCAGAGACCGATGAAGAGGATTGAGATCTTGCGTTTCTTGCTAACGCAGTTTGTTGTTTTCCGAGACCTGAGAGATATAGTGGTTGTGGCATAGATAAATAGATTCTGTTCTTATTTATAAGAAAAAATGTCGTATAAAGGAAGATATAAAGTAAAGAATCCGAGCAAGTATAAGGGTAATCCAACTCAAGTTATCTTTCGATCTCTATGGGAAAGACAGGTTTTTCGTTGGTGTGATGAAAATTCAAGTGTTCTTCAATGGTCGAGCGAAGAGATTATCATTCCTTATCGATGCAAAACAGACAAAAAGCTCCATCGTTATTATCCGGATGTTTATATCAAAACAAAGGACAAGGAGTATCTGATTGAAATCAAACCAAAAAAGGAAACCGTTCCTCCACGAGATCGATCAAAAAAGACAAAGACATATCTGAACGAAGTGATGACCTATATTAAGAACACTTCAAAATGGGATGCGGCAAAGGAATACTGTGCGGATCGTGGATTCATATTTGATATTTGGACCGAAGACACATTAAAGAAAATGGGAATAAAATTGTTGACCTAATCTTATAAATAGATTCATGGCCAAATCGTATTTCGATAAATTGCAAGCTGATGCTTTTCGTTCAGGTGTAACACCTCGTACCGAAGAGTCGTTGAAGTGGTTTCAAAAACGACTTCGCAATATCACTCGTGTAAATCGAAATCAGATACTCAAAGACGAGAATTTGATTAAGGTAAATAAACCTCTCACTGGCCGAATGTTCATGTACTTCTACGATCCAAAGACAAAGGAAACACTTCCCTACTACGATAAGTTTCCACTCATCATTATGGTTGATAAAGCACCAAAGGGTTTCTATGGATTGAATCTTCATTACCTTGATCCAAAGAGAAGAGCGATTTTCTTTGATAAGTTAATGGATTACATGACAAATAAGAAGTATGATCGAACCACAAAATTTCGTTTATCCTATGGTCTTTTGTCAGGCGCTCGTAAACTCAAAGAGTTCGAACCCTGTTTCAAAAGATATCTTACATCACACATTACATCAAGAGTCTCAGAAGTTCCGGCGACCGAATGGGAAGCCGCACTCTTTATGCCCACCGATCAGTTTGTGAAGAATAAGAGACAAACCGTTTGGAATAAATCACGTAAACTCATAGCATAATGTCTTTAGTCAACAAAATTCAAGGTACGAGAAGTACAACCACAATCGATGACTTTAAGTCAGTCATTGGTCGAAGAAGTGGATTGTCTCCCACAAATCGTTTTGCGATATTCATGAATCCTCCGTCGCAAACGCTTCTGAACTTGGATTTACAGAATCCATCAACTAATCTTAAGAGTCAAAATTTTGGGCCTGGTAAATTTTCAAATGAACCAAGAGACATTTCTATTCTTTGTGAGAGTTGTTCTTTGCCGGGTAGACAAATCCAAACTTTGGATAAACAACATCTAAATTATCGACAGAGCATAAAAAATCCTCAAGGTTACTTTAATGAGGATGTGAATTTTGTCTTTCATTTAACGAATGACTATCACATGAAGAAACTTTTTGATCGTTGGCTGGATCTAATAGTCAATCCCGAAACGTATCAGGTTGGTTACAAAAAAGAATACGTTACAGATGTAACAATACAACAATTAAACCAACAGAACGTTCCGGTCTATGGTGTTAAATTGAAAAACGCCTTTCCCGTAACAGTCAATACAATTGAGTTGAATAACGCATCAGCGGAAACACAAAAATTGAATGTCACACTGACATACGAAGATTATGAAACCGAGGGATCTATCGCCTCCTCCATCGGTCGTAATAATAAAAATGTAATTGGAGGCGAGACACCACACGAGAAGAACATGAAAAAAATTGCATCTCTTCAAGCAAATAATAGATTGATATAAATTATGCCATTACCAGTATTAGAAGCGCCGAAGTATAACCTAGTTGTACCTTCGACTAAAAAGAAATTGCAGTATCGACCCTTTCTTGTAAAGGAAGAAAAGATACTTATGATTGCACAAGAATCTGAAAACGAAAATCAGATACTTCAAGCAGTAAAGGATATTATTGAATCCTGCACATTTTCGAAAATTGATGTTAATAAGATTCCGATGTATGATCTTGAATACATCTTTCTTAAGATCAGATCGAAGAGTGTGGGTGAATTTGTATCATTTCAACTGAAATGTAACGAGTGTGGAGAATACAATCAAGTAGAATTAAATCTTGAAGAAGTTGAAGTCCAGTTTCCCTCGGAGCAGATTGATCCTAACATCAAATTAAATGATTCGGTGGGGATTACATTGAAACCAATCAACCTCTCTGATGTTACAAAGTCAAAGGGGAAAGATGCCATTTCCGCGGCTTTGATCGCATCAATTGATTCTATATATGACTCTGATAATGTCTACAGTGCTTCTACCTGTTCAAAGAAAGAACTAGAGACTTTTGTAGATTCTCTTTCACATCAACATTTAGAAAAAATACAAGAATTCATTTTAAACCAACCAACCCTCAAACACACTATTGAATATACCTGTGAAAAATGTGGTCATAAAAATTCTTACGAATTGAGTGGACTACAATCTTTTTTTACCTAAGCCTTTCTCACGACTCCTTAGCGAACCACTATCAAACTAACTTTTCGATGATGCAACACCACAAGTATAGTTTGACTGAACTGGACAATATGATTCCTTGGGAAAGGCAGATATATGTTTCAATGTTGTTAGATTACATTCGAGAAGAAAACGAAAGAATAAAGAAAAATGGATAAAGAAGATAAAGATCTTAGTGATATTACTAAAAAGTTACAAGCATCCATAGAAGAACAGACTGGTGATTTTATCTCTGATACTACTTCTGACAATTCAAAGTTCAGGAAAAAACTAGATCGTATAAAGAATAACATCCTTAATTCGATTCAAAAGGCTACATCGGGTGGTAAATTAAAGGTCAAGCTAGATAAGACTATCGCTCTATCGGATTTTATGGGAGATGTCTCTTCTGATAGTGAAAAACAT